GGAGACGTAAGGTGTCGTCTCCATAAAAGAATATTTTCGTGTGATGTTTGGTTGAGCAACATAATCAACGCCGGTATCATATTCAATATCCTCATCCTGGAACGTGGCGCCCGCAGAGCGCGTACTGAGCATTCTAAACTCCTCCGCCTCGACGCGGTAGTCCTCAAAGACTTCGGGGTCGATGCCCGTGAGGAGTCCGGCCTGACGGAAGACCGTACGATTGTCTTTAAAGCGTGATAAGTCTCCTAGTGCTGCTTCGGCTTGCGTTTTATTCTCCACCAAGTCGTTGGTGGCAGCTTTGATCACATTCCTATGATCGTAATATCCCGCGTCGAATTCACTGGCTTGTCCGGTTCCCACAAACTTATCATAAGCGATCTGGGCAAACATCGATTTTTGATAGTTGCGGAGCAATTCCCTGAAGGCTTCTTTGACTTCATAGGTGATTATTGATGTTGTAGGGGGTGCTGAACTAGTGGGGGGCATTGATTCTTAGCCTCCCTTAAATGCGCGCAGGCATGCCTCTAGAGGGGTGGGAACATAAATGGTGTCGCCAATGACTATGTTAGCCTCTGTGGGTTTCTGATTAAATTGAGCTATGACCCACCAATAGCGCGATGAGCCGTAGTACTGATGTGCTAATTTATAGTATCTATCTCCGACTGCCCAAATATGATGTAACTGGGTGATGGACCTCAGTGCGCGCTGGTCGGGATAGTGAAGGTACGGTGATCCATAGTGCCTGATGGAATCCACCCCACGGGGCTTGATTATGTTCTCATAGAGTTCATTGTCGTTTCGAAAGATTATACGATTGTCATAGCGATTTGTCATTTTGGGATCCTTTAGTCCTCTATTCCGTAATCACGATCAAGAATATCAATAGCGCGCTGCCTGATAATAGGACCTGGCTCGCGGAATGTGAGAGCCATCGGGGCGCTCAGCCCGTCGCCCGGGGGGAGCGGCGACGAGAGGTCGGCCGCGGGGAGTCCGGTGAAGTCTTCGGCCGCGGGGGTCACCTCGTGGATGAACGTGGTTGCTGTTTCGATGGTCTTCGTTGATGGCATGTGGGGGTAACTATCGTTTACATACCTATCTCCGAAGACATAGCCGTCATTCATGGAGTCATATCGCCACCCATTCAGGTGTTGGTGAAGGACGGTAAATTCAAAACTGAGGCTAAGTTTTTTGGGAATATATAAGCTTTGATTGGTGATGTGGGTCTCTCTTGTATCATGAGATATCGTAGTGTCGGTGGGGTCGTCGTCGTAGTTGTTGTAATACTGTCCCATCCACCTTCGTTCTTCGAAGGGCATCTCAACGGCATTTTCATAACTATAGCCGAATCCGCCTTGGGACATGTCCGGATTGTAGCTAAGTCCGCCTAAGTAACCTATTAATTGGCCACTAGCGGCAGCATCAGTAATCAAGTTTGCCCATTTAAGCCCTATAAGGGGGGCTGCTTGAAGTGTTTTTCCCTGTCGGTCTCGGGATGCATTCGATGATTGTTGATAAACTGGGTATAAAAAAGTTATAAGCTGATTTACGCGATGCAGATTCTTTCTAGCCATTTGCAAACTATCACTAACCACATCAAATCCTAATGATATAGTGCGGGAGGTGCCCGTAAATGTCGCCAAAGGGTCCATGCGCCCATACACTTTTGTAGGGGTCCAATCGGACGTAAATTTATCATTGAACTCAGTCACCCAGCCCTCAAACTCTGTTTCTTTACCTGTTGGCATGTGTTCAATCTTAATCTTAAAGAACTCATCGTTTCTCATTCGTGGCATCAACACGGCTTTATTCCTCCCTACCCGTTCCCAAACGGACTGAGGGCTTTGCGTCCAGCGTTGGAATTAAGCCCCTTAACAACTAGTTCATCAATCTTTTCTTGGCCGATATAAACAGCGATTTGCTGTGTGCCCGCTGTTCCGGCGTTCATATTATTTAACTGGCGGGACAAGTTCGCTATAGCATCTGTCAGTTGCTGTGTGACGGGGGCAGAGGTAACACGGGATCCCACAGGCATCTCCACCATCTCCGGTCCATGTTCGCCGACCATGGCTACGGAGGTAGCTTGCACAACGCCTCCGCTGGCGAAGCGAGCCTTAGGCTTGACTGTGGTGCCGGCGCTGCTGGGATCCCAGAGGCTATTTCCGGCCATGTTCCCTAGAACACCGCCAGCAAGCCCTCCGATGCTAGCATACATCAGTACCTGCGAGGCTGAAAGAGCTGCCATGGTGGCGCCGACGACTGGTATCGCAGCTGTAAAAGCCAGCATCAGCCCAATTCCAGCCCCGAGGCTCGCGCCGATGGCTGTCATATACCCAATAAAGCCGTCTTTGGTCTTCAGGAAATCTCCAATGATTGTGGCAAATTTACTTATTTTTTCAGTGAGGGGTATGATAACCTTCGTTATCACCGGCTCCATATTGAGATAAAGCGATCTCATAGAGTTGCTTAAAGCATCTGTGATACTTTGAGTTTTGGCCGCTTCGGCGGCGACCTCCGCCTCCTTTATGCGGCGAATCTCCATTTCTTCATTGGTTTCCCCCAACAGCTCTTTAGTCTCTGTAAGAGAAAGCCCCATGGCTTTGCTGACAGCCATCAATTCAGCGCCACTTAGATCTTCGATCGATCTGCCAGCGGCGTCGAAGCCGTCACGCAACATGCGAATACCCTCAACTGGATCTTCATATGATGCATTAAGCATGTCCATGGCATTGAGGAAAGGTCCGCCTAAAATAGCATTAAGTCGCCCGACTTGGGCGCCTGCTTCATCGAAGGTCTGGAATCCTTCCGTGACTTTTACCAGTAAGCCCATCTCAGTGCCGAGAGCTTTAGCGGATACAGCGAGGTCCTCGAATACTTCTTTGCCGTCTTTGCCAAAACGAACCAAGAAGTCGGCATTTTGTATAAAGTCTTGTCCGACATCATTTATGTCTTGACCAAGCGAACGAGCGATCGAGGCAATATCCAGCATCAACGCCTGGCTCTCGCTTAATGACATGTTCATCGACTGCGTGGCTATCTGCATTACTTCGCTTTGCGTGCCAAACTCTAGTCCCATTGTTTGCAGTAGCGCGGTGCTTGTGCCAAGATCTTTCTGCTGTTGTTTGGACAGATATGTGAAGTCTGTATATACATTCTTTAGAGACGTCACTGCGGCTGTTACATCGCCGAATGTCACCCCTGCTTGAAAGGTCGAGCGCTCGATATCCGCTATTACTTCGTTAAATTCATTGCCCGCGCCTGTGCTAGCTCGGAAGCTGGCGAGAGCTGCGTCGGTCTCAAGAGCCATTGTGGCGAGCGAGTCGATCATCTTCATTGCGATGCCAATAAAGAGTGTTCCAGACACAACTCCATCCCTAAGAGTAGTACCAAACCCCAGCATGCTGTTTCTGCCGCCATTGATGATTTGAGACAAGGTCTCCATGGGTCCAGAGAGCCCTAGGACACTCTCTGCCATCGATTCGAAGGCTTGGGTGCCTGCGGCGAAGGAGCCTATTCCTTCATTGAAACCCTCCACATTTTCGGTGGCTTCTTTGAGGGCTGCAGCCACCTCTGCCATCTCCGCGGCGCTGGCGTTGTTGTCGAGCGCGGTGTTATAATTATTCTGGGCTGCTGTAAGTTTGCCGAGAAGGTCCAGGCGCCTCTCTTCCTGCGCGTTGAGGTCGTCCAGGTGTTCCTTCCGCGCCTTAAGGTCGTCGAGTTCAGCGTTAGAGACACTTCCTCTAAGCGTCGAGCGCTTTTTGCCGCCGGACTTGGATGCGCCCGAGGAGGTGCTCCCTGACTTAAGGTGGTCGAGGATCTGTTGTAAAAGTTGTTCTTGAGTTAATGGAGGTGCCATCTAGGTCCCCTAGTTCTTGAATGGCCAGCGGAGACCTGTTTCACTCTCAAAAGCCTTGACTGATCGGTTCAATTTATATTGGGAATTAAGTGTGCGCTGATCGCCCAATCCATGTTTCATATAAGAATCCATGTAACGCTTCTCTCCCGACAGGGCGCCCATGAAGCTGTCGATTTGATTCTTGGTTCCTCTGAGACCCAGGGGAACATCAAAGCCAGCAAAGTATAAACTCAATAGTGCCTTGCGGACTTGTCCAGCGAATTTACTATATACGCGTTCGGAAAGTTGTCCATCTAAATTGTTAAGATTTATAACGTCTTTTGCCAGTTCATCCATCTTTTATATTCCTCTTATACCTATAAATAGTTAGAACAGCAAGAAGTGCTACTTTTGCATTGCGGCGTCGTTTGCTTCTTTTTGTTTTTTGAATTCTTCAATGGTTCGCTGGAGGAACCACTTGCGTAGGGCGACCGGTAAATTATACATTTCTGTAAAGGACCATCCGCCATAATGTTTAAGAGTGAAGAACTCCTCATAAACACTACTTTGATACTCAGAGGTCAGGCCAAAAAAACTTTGCCGTTAATGGCATTGTTACCTCGCCTTCATGATCGCATTGGGCGCAGGTAAAATCAAATGTGAGATCCACATCTGGCTTAAGGTCTTCATAAGTGGTCCGCAGAAAGCGTACATCACTGAGAGGCATGAGATCCACAAACTCGTGGAGCATGGAAGGCTTTGTGACCCCATTAACCGAAACAATAACTGACTTAAGCAGATCTGTAACGGGAGAGGTCTCTTTGGTTATCCGCTTCTTGTTCTCGATGGTCTGGGACAATGTCTGCTCGTCCGCTGATGTAAGCAACCGAACGGTCAAATGGACACCAGCAGCCGGTAAATCAAAAGTAAAGGTTCCATCACCATTGTCTTCTACATTATCATTAACGGTAGAGCGACTAGACTCGATGTCTTCTAGATTAAATACGTGGTCTGTCTTGTTCTGGCACGAGGGACATCGCGTATTTACATCATAGTGGGGTCCATATCCTGTGATACGGGCTGCAACTAGAATAGCGTTCTTATCTCCCAACAGGAGGGTGCCAGGATCGATGGTCTTGTCCTGAATAACAGACTGGACCAGTCGGTCGAGTACTACGCCACTCTTAATGAGAGAAGCCGAGGTGAGAATATCCTCTTCCTTGGCGGTCATGTGCTTAATCTCCACCGTCGCGGCTTTATGCAAGGGGTGCCCTTCAGCATAATAGGCGCCGGCGCTTGGTAGCTCCACAAACTCCGTGGGTACCACGAAAGAGAAGATATTATTCTCAGCTTCTATAGTTGGGGTGGGTGTTGGCGCGTCGGGGTGCGGTGCGCCAAACCGCTCTTCATTATTCCTTCTTGACAAAAGTCACCTTCTTTCAATCTTAGAGATCAGTAGCAGCAGCTACAGCGGCTCCAGACACATACTCAGCCCAATCATACCTGAAAGTAATGTCAATATTAAGGAGAGTATCATTATCGTAGTTAAGATCACCAAATTTAGCATCCGTAATAAAGGAGTTATTCAGTGTCCATGTTCCTACCAGTCCGCCTTCGCCATTGAGTTCCTCAATGATCACATCGCCGACTACGCGGACAGCTGCGGCTTTATTAACCGTAGATGGAGCCTGACTTGGGCTAAGGAATACATCCTGCTGAACGTCGGGCTTCAGATAACCCGAATTAACGAGTGCATCATAAAGAATCTGGTTGCCGTCAGGATTGACAGCATTAACGAGGACTACCGATACTGGTTGCCACGTAACTACGCCAGGGTAGTAATAAGTGTTACCCAGGAACTTGTGCTCAGTGGCTCCGACCTGATAAGACGGCTTTGTTGCCGACTTGGCCAGGTACTGCTGGTAAGTGAACGCGCCGTTAGCAGAGGCGAGATTGGGTAGGGTGAGCAAAAAGCGATGTGATCGCCGGGGCTCTGATAGTGCGCTTGTCCAAAATGGCATTTAAATAGTCTCCTGTAATCCTTATATTATATAGTGAGGGCAGCGCAAACTACCCTCCTTTTTATATTAATCCTCGAACGATGCTCCAGTGCGCGAGATATTGAAGTCGATTGCAATGTATTCAATAGCTCGGGTTGGCTTCAAGAAAATCTGTGCATACATAATGTTTCTATCCACCAGCTCTGGTGTGGTTGTGGTACTATCCAGGACAACCTTAAAGTCCGACAAACCAAAGTTTGTTTTCACATCCTGCAAGAAGGGATTAACCTGAGCAGTGAAGCGCAACCATGTCTGCTTGACGTTGGGGTCAAAGAGCAGACCAGCTGCAATCTGAGAAATACGCTTCTTGACGAAGATCATCAAGCGTCGCACGTTAATGCGATCCAGTGCCGAAGGTGTAACCTGCAGGGTCTTCTGACCGAAGATTACAATACCCTCTGCTGGGAACTTGGCGATTGGGTTAATGTTGGCTGTATAGAGGTCATCACGGTCCTTGCGGCGCAGCTGGTGAGCTACATCGACAACGGGGATACCTGCGGAACCTTCTGTGAGTCCGCCGCGGTTGAAGCCGGCTGGAGCGAACCAGACCTGCGTCTTGCGCTGGGAGCTTGAGAAGGTACCCAAAGCAGGGATGGATGGCGGGAGCCATACCATAGCGCCGTTGATGGTGTCGCGGGCACGGACCCATGGGTAGTAGGTGCAACCGTAGGAGGAGTTAAGTCCTCGCGAACGGAGACCGTTGATAAGAGTTGTAATCGTGCTAGCTTTGTTCAGACGATCCACCGATGTACCCTCTTGTCGTGGTCGGAAAGCATCCGGGAGATCAATAATGGCTAGAGCGTCTGCACGATCCTCGCATGTATTCACTAAGTGTGTGGTAAGCCCATCATTAGTGAGACCCGGGATGGTGGCCAGGTTCATCTCAACTGCCTCTGGGTCGGCGATGGTGTCGATTGTTCGTCGAATAGTATTGAGAGTATAGCTCGTTGTCTCGGATGCTCCAATGTTGTTGTTGGAGAAAGCGTCCATATCTGTGATATTAACACCATCGAAACCGCCATACATTGGAATGCTGAATCGGTCATAACCGGCATCGAGCACACCAGATACTGCACCATTAGCGCGAGTAAGGGAGCCGCCGCGGGATCCGCCGACTGCCAGATTGTGCGATCCGCTGACCCAGATACCCTGGGAGCCGGAAATATCATCGAGACTGAAGCTCACGGAGCGCTCAGTGATACCGCTCTGCGCTGCAGCATGCATATCGTCGGCAATGCCGCCGCGGGGGCGGAGAAGATCGATCGTAGAGCGATCGAATACTGTGCCGCCGGCGGTCTCTGTCGTCTGGAATCCGAAATATGCGTCAGTTCTATTGCTAAGTCCGCCATCCGAAGCACTGAGGCGCAACTCTGGCGCTGGGTAGTATAGGGAGGCTGACAGGGCCGAGCCGGAAGCGTAAAAGGGTCCGAAACCATCAGTACTGGATGGAATTGATCCTGCGGCGCCGCTGACCCAGTTGCCTACGGAGCTGGAAGTGAATGCTTCGTTATCATACTTAAGCATTCCTTGGAAACCGAACGGGAGCAATGAGGAGTCGGCGCCGTCGGCAGCCGAACTCATTACAACGCGAATGTGATTAGAGTTGTTGGGCCAGTCACCTTCTAGGCGCAAGCGGCGAGAAGTAGAGTCCCACACACGCTGCTGTGTTCCGATCTTTCGGGCAACATAGTTAAGCGAGTTAGGGTTAAGGTCGCAGCCATCAAACTGCTCAATAATGCGGACTACATTATCTGAATCACTGAGGTGTCGGACCACCACAGAGAAAGTACCATAATCAGTGCTATTGTTAGTCGAGCGCTTGATATCCTGGATGGATACCTTGATGTTGCGGTTAGACCAATCTCCGGGCTGCTCTAGAGCTTCGATGTGGAAGAGATTTACGGGGTTGGCCGAAGGAGAAAGGCGGCAGCTGATAATGTTGGGCGTGCGGGCCGACTTAAGATCAGTCTTGTAGTTGCCGCCTTCCTTATTGCTTGTTCCGCCGTCGAGTTTGACGATGGATGCATAGGTTGTGGCGGCTGTATTGCTGGTCACATTAGCATTCAGGTGACGATCAAAGGTTTCACCCAAGAAATATTTCACCAGAGCGCTAGAGTCGGTAGTTGTTGCATTCGTCAATTGAGGGTTAGTGTTAAAAACCTTACGAATGTAGCGGCTGTCCGTAGTTGTAAAATTGAAGGTAGTAGTGAGGTCACTTGATCCCTTATAGTTATTGACTACAAGCTTGAATTCCTTATTAGGTCCGACTGCACGGACAACAGCATTTGCCGCGGCAACATCAGCGCCATCTGCAGGGGTTACGTCGGTGAAGTCTGCTAGAGCACCACTAAGGGCGAATGTTGTGCCACTATCGGTGCTGTATAAGATTGCTGCGAGGGCGCCGTCAAGTGACGGCTCTACGCCGCCGCCGAATGATCCAGACAGTGTGTCGCCTGTGCCGGCTGTGACACTCCAGTACGTTGCATTGGAAGATGTAAGCTCGCACACTTGTCCGGCAACTCCAGCTAGTGCTGATTTAATGGTCACCACATTGGATGCAGCAGTGGCTGTAAGTTTTGGGGTGGATCCGGAATCGTTGATATGGAGAGCTAGATTAGTGGCTAGCTCTGCGTTGGTGGTGCCGATGCCTACGACGCCGGCGGCGTTGTTGGCGCCGATGGAGAGTTCAAGGTTCCCGCCGGAACCTGTGAGGTGGAGAAGTGTCCCAGTCGAACCAGCATAAGCGCAGGTCACACTAGCACTAGCAGCAGTGGCGGCGTCTTCCTCGAAGACAACCAGCCCCCATGCGTCGCCATCAGCCTTCCAGCCAGCATTGCCGGCGGCACTTGGCGTTGCATCAACATTGTTGGCGCCCAAGAGGCGGATATAGGTTAGGGGCGAACTGTTGCGCAAGTATGCCTGTGCAGCATACATGCCATAGGTTGTAGAAGATTTATTCGTTCCCTCTCGCCATACATCTTCGCTGGCTCCACCAGGAGCAGGGGATCCAAAGATATTGACGAACTCTTCAAAAGAATTCACCGTGACGGGGCGTAGGGCTGGTCCGGAGGCGGCGCGTCCGATGACGAGCGGTCCAATGTTCAAACCGGACTCGGGGATCTGCGAGTTATCGATCTCACTAACAAAAACCCCAGGGGATACGAATCTGTACTTTTTAACTGACATTAGTTATGTTCTCCTACACATTAAGAAATGTTCAAAAGTAAATAGTCGTAAATAGTCTGAATGGTACTATTCTCTATAAAATCCATCTTTAATAGTGTCAGGTATATCTCCAACGATTGTTCTTTCGCGAGCAAACTGAAATTCTACTGCGTTTTCGCGTTTCACAATCTTAGGCTTTTCTTGGTTTTCGCCGTCGCCGATCAAATAACCCAGTGTTTCAATATTAATCGTAGTTTCGTAGTTACGCTGATCCATTCCGAGGGCTGCTTTATTGGAAGTATCTGAAAAGCTTCCGTCGATGAAGATCTCATAGTAATGTCCTTCATTTTCTATTCGTCGTGGCGTGCGAGAGTTACCGGGGACCGTCAGGAAGGGGGTCACCATGGAGTTTAGTTGCTGCTGATATTCCGAACGCACCGTGATTTCATAGACTACTTTAACCCAGACTGGCAGCGGGATGGTAATAGTCTCATATACAGTCTTAGCTGCCGACATATTGCGTTTATTGGTATTTTTCATCTTGCTCGCCACGTTGCCGTTGGCACCTAGGCGGCGATTCGCTTGTGCGTTTTGAAACTCTGCAGTTTTCTTTTGATTGATCTGGCGGGCAATTGTAATAGTGCCGCCTTTAGCATCATTCTCGGGATAGAGATTCGCCCACACAGACCCCTTAAATGCCGGGTCCTTTGTAACGCTGGCGCGATTCACTGTAATCAAGGGCAAGACCAGGGTCTCCTCTTTATCTCGGAGGTCCTTGTTGTGCTTAATCTGATATGCTCTTTCGGCTGTTACCCAGAGTACTGGGACCTTCTTGAACCCTTCATTGGTTGAAGTAGAGATATTAAGAGTCTCATCAACGAACTTTAGCATGGCCGCATCAATCGTTTCTAAAGTGGAAGATGGAACCTCAATCTCATGAAGGTGCTCGGCAACCTTGGGATCCCCCACGTAGTCATACTTGGTCGCCTCTTTGTCCTGAATCTCTGCTTGTGTTCTTTTGCTTCGTGACATCTAGATTACCCCACAAAGATGCCGGTTGGCACGTTTTCAGTAATCTTCTTCGCCGAGTCCTGCAAGGATGCATCCACGATTGCCAAGTTAGCATACGTCGTCTCCTCAAGAATTGTCTTAAGTTCTTCACGGAGCTGATCCATTTCAGTCCGAGCTTGGCTCAGAAGGTCAGCAGCATTGAGTGTAACACTTTCTCCAGGGATCGGAACAGTAGAGAATTTGCCCCGGACCTGACCCAACATCTCCTTAGTAAGAGCTAAGGCGAAACGTCGGATCCACTGTTTGCCAATTGAGTTAATCTTTTCATAGGGGATATTCTCGAAAGGAATTGTGTTAAGATTGTTAATACCTTTAGCACCATTCTCGCCGCGGCCAGTTTCGTCCCACGGCTCAAATTGGTTCTCAATTGTAAATTGAATCCAAATCTTCTCGGGACTTGTGCTATCAGGTCGTGGGTAAATCCGCAACATGTTATCTTTAATCTCGTAAGAATAGTGAGATACCCGAGTATAGAGCGCATCTTCGTAGGCCATCGCCTGCAGTTTGTTTTGCCACGTGGGAACAATTTCAAAGGTTGAGTCATCAGCGTACTGTCCATAAGTACGCATATTGCCAACTACAGAGAAACCACCATAGTAGCCGTAGAATCTCCACATCGCTCGCGGCGTTCTAAAGAACACTTTTCGCACAATGATACGCTTATCTTGCACTTGTTCGTAGTAGGGGGCGAGCGTGTCTGTAGCCGAGGAGGCGGATATAATCGACTGAATATCATAGTCTTGCTGTCCGGATACTCGCGCTAGTGATCCTGAGTATATGGGGACTGTTCCACCGAGCCCGGTTTCTGTCGACATCTGCTCTGTAACTCTGCGCACGTATCCATACTCAAAGCGAGGATACCGTAAAGCTATGTCTGAGCCCGAAAGAGCGGATCCGGACTGGATCTGCCCGTCCTGATCGAATGACCCTGTGGTAGAGCCGAGATAGGACGACAGACTATTCTTTGTTTGATGAAGATTAACGAGATACGAATATTCTAAGACCGCCTCTTCATAGGCAGCATAAACATTACCCTCTGTTAATTCAATATCAAGTACATCGCCACCAAGCTTCTTGTATGTATAAGCCACTTGGTCGGCGGCGCCGGAGAGAAAATACTTAGAGGCAACATACACCCCGAATGGCAATGTGGCACCGACATTTACTGTAGAGCCCGTGGGGGGCAAAATGTTGGCATTAGAAGTTGATGCGGGGTTAAGGTTAGGTATGGCCATTTAAAGTTCCTCTATTAATACATTACTAAATAGAAAGCCCCGCCTCAAAAGAGACGGGGCTTTAACTATTTTGACCTTACGTCTGACTTATTAGCCTGTTACCATGTCTCCACAGATAAC